CCCGCGCCCGCCGTGGCGGCCGTGCATCGCCTGACCGCCGGGATGGCGGCAGCGCTGGCCGGTGCCACTATGAGCCTGCCCGCCATGGCCGCGCAGGTCCCCGAGATCGGGCGCGCGAACCTGCCGGTGCTGCAGGCCGCAAGCGCCATGCCGCAGGTCGGGCTGACCGGCGATCCGTCCAGCGCGCCCGCGATGGGCGGGGCCGCTGCTGGCGCGGGTGAGGCAGGCCCGCGTGTCGAGATCAACTTCAGTCCCAACATCACCATGCAGGGTGGTGCGGGCGGCGGCGACGGCTTCCAGTCGCGCGAGCAGATGCAGGAGCTGCTGCGGTCGATGGGCCATGAGCTGGTGCAGCTGGTTCAGGACGAGCTGGCCCGCCAGTCCCGCCGCGATTACTGAGGAGAGACAATCATGTTCGCAATGCTCGGCCCGATCAGCTTTCGCCTGATCACCTATTTCGAGGGGGTCACCAACAAGCGGTCCTGGGATTACGCCAAACATGACGTGATCGAAGGCAAGCCGCGTCTGCAATACATGGGCGAGGCGCTGGAAGAGGTCACGATCGACCTGGTGTTCCATGTCAGCTACTGCAACCCGGAGGCCGAGCTGGCCAAGCTGCGCATCGCGGGCACCATGCGCACGGCGCTGCCCTTTATCTATGGCTCGGGCCAGTATGTCGGCATGTTCGTCATCAAGCAGATCCAGACCACCAGCCGTCAGACCGACAAGCGCGGCGGGCTGGTGGCGGTGGTGGCCAAGGTCACCTTGATGGAGCATGGGGGCCTGGGCGGGCTGCTGGGCGCGATCATCAGCGTGGTCAACAATGCCGCGCGCACATCGGGTGCCGGGTCGAACCGGCAGACCGCACCGGCTGCCGCACCGCCCTCGGGCGATCCGGCAGCGGTGCCGCCCGCCAGCATCGTGAGGTCCTGAGATGGACTATGTCGAGCATGTCACGATCGACAATGACCGCTGGGACCTGCTGGCCTGGACCTATTACGGCGACCCGCATCTCTATGAGCCTATCATCCTGGCCAATCCGAGCGTGCCGATCCGCCCCTTCATCGACGCCGGGCTGCGCCTGCGGATCCCGGTGATCGCGGATGAGGTGGTGTTCGATCGCGATCTGCCGCCCTGGAAGCGGGGCCGCCGCGCATGATGGTGCCGCAGGCGAAATGGGTCCTGTCCTATTCCGGGGCCGACATCACCGGCGACATCGCGGGCGATGCGCTGATGATCGTCTACACCGATGCCGACCACGGCAAGTCAGACGAGATCGAGGTCCGGCTTGAGGACCGCATGCACCGCTGGAAGGGCAGCTGGTATCCCGAGAAGGGCGACGTGATGGATCTGATGATCGGCTGGATCGGCCGGGGCATGCTGCCCTGCGGCAAGTTCGAGGTCGACGAGATCACCTTCGAGGGGCCGCCCGATACCGTCACCGTGCGGGGTCTGGCCGCGCCGGTTTCGGCCAGCCTGCGCACCAAGAAGACCCGCGCCTTCGAGAACAAGACCCTGCGCCAGATTGCCGAACAGATCGCGGGCGAGCACGGCTTGTCGGTCGAGGGCGAGATCGAGGACATCACCATCAAGCGGGTGACCCAGAACGACGAGCGCGACCTTGAGTTCCTGCGCCGCACGGCCGAGGAATACGCCCATGTCTTCGCGGTGCGCGACACGGTCCTGTTCTTCTCGACCATCGCCAGCCTGGAGGCGCAGGCCGCCGTGGCGGTCATCCCGCGCACCGAGATGAAGCGGTTCTCGTTCACCGACAAGACCCATGAGGTCTACAAGGAATGCACCCTGTCCTATCATGACCCCGAGACCGCGCAGCTGATCTCGGTCACGGTCGAGGCCGAGGGCATCACCACCGGCGACACGCTGAAGATCCGCGCGCGGGTCGAGAGCGAAGGGCAGGCCCGCACCCGCGCCGAGGCTGAACTGAAGCGCGCCAATGCCAAGCGCCTGCGCGGGCGCATCGAGATCGTGGGCGATCACCGAATGATCGCGGGCAACGTGATCTCGGTCGCCCTGATGGGGACGCTGTCGGGTCGCTACTATGTCGAAACCTCCCGCCACCGCATCGAGCGCGGCGCGGGCTACACCACCGAGATCGAGGTGCGCCGTGTCGCTTAGAATTGGCATCGTGACAGAGATTGACCCGGCGACGGCCAAGGGCCGCGTTCAGTTTCCCGACCACGACAACGTCCAGTCCTACTGGCTGCAGGTGATGCAGGGCCGCACCCGCACCGACAAGACCTACTGGATGCCCGCCGTGGGTGAGCATGTGGTGGTGATGATGGACCAGGGCGAAGAGGCCGGGGTCATCGCAGGCGCGATCTACTCGGCCGCCGATACCCCGCCCTCGTCCGATCCGAATGTGCACACGATCGTCTATGGCGGCGGGGCCTCGCTGACCTACGACAAGGGCGGGCAGATGTTCACCCTGTCGGTAGGCGGCACCACGGTCGAGATATCGCCCGCCGGGGTGGCGATCACCAGCCCGGCGCTGACCCACAATGGCAAGAACGTGGGCGACACGCATATCCACCCCGAAAGCGTGGGCATCCTGACCGGCCCACCGCAGTGATGCTCTGGGCGCTTGGCGCGCGGCCAAAAGAGGGTTACGCTCGCGCAGTCCCCCGACACCTGCAGCAGCCCCGGACATCTGTCCGGGTATGACCTCGCGCGGGCGCGGGCCATGGTCCGGCCATGGTCCAGGACATTCGCAACATAACCGCCGCAGACTGGCAGCCGCGCCTTGGTGCGCATGGCGAGATCGTCGCTGGCATCGACGACATTCATCAGTGCATCCGCACGATCCTGATGACCCCCAAGGGATCGGTGCCGCACCGCCCCGAGTTCGGGTCGGACATCTGGCGCTACCTTGACCTGCCGACCGGCGAAGCGATCCCGCATGTCGTGCGCGAGGGTATCGAGGCGCTGCGCCGCTGGGAGCCGAGGATCGAGGTGGTGCGCATGGTTCCGCTGGAGCTGAACGCGCATCTGCATATCTCGGTCGAGTGGCGGCTCGACGGTCGCGGCGAGATGGTGGCCACGGAGGTGCGCGATGTCGCTGCCTGAGCCGAGCTTTGTCGATCGCGACCCTGCCGCCCTCGCCTCGGAGATGGTGGCCGACTATGAAGCCTATACTGGGCGCAAGCTGCAACCCGCCCAGATCGAGAGATTGATCATCGATCTGCTGGCCTATCGCGAAAGTCTGGTGCGCGTGGCCATCCAGGAGGCGGCCAAGCAGAACCTTCTGGCCTTTGCCGCGTTCCCGATGCTGGACTATCTGGGCGAGCTTCTGGGCGTGGTGCGCCTGGTCGAGGCCCCGTCGATCGTCACGCTGGCCTTCACCCTTGCCACGCCCCGCGCCAGCGGCACCATCATTCCGGCCGGGACCCGCGTGCGTTCGGGCGATGGGCGGGTGGTGTTTGCCACCAGCGGCGCGGCCGAGATCGCGGCGGGCAGCCTTTCCGTCGAGGTCACCGCCTCGGCCGAGACCGCCGGGACGGTCGGCAACGGCTATATCCCCGGCCAGATCACCAGCATCCTTGATCCGCTGCCGGGCGTGAGTGCCGCGAACACCTCCGTGTCCTATGGGGGTCAGGCGGGCGAGACCGATGACCGGCTGCGCGCCCGGATCCAGCGTGCGCCCGAAAGCTTCTCGGTCGCGGGACCTGTCGGGGCGTACCGCTGGCATGCGGTCAGCGCGCACCAATCCATCATCGACGCAGCCGTGCTCAGCCCGCGCCCCGGCCTGGTGCGCGTGCACATCCTGACCGACACCGGCCTGCCGGGCGCGGAGATGCTAAATCTGGTGGCCGAGGTGGTCTCGGATGACAAGGTGCGCCCGCTGACCGACAAGGTCGAGGTCGCGGCCCCGGTCCGGGTTGCCTATCAGCTTGTGGCCACGGTCACGCTCTACCGCACTGCCGATCCGACCAGCACCATGGCTGCCGTGCAGGCCGCCGCCGAAGCCTATACCGCCGAGCGGCGCGCCGGTCTCGGGCGTGACCTTGTGCCAAGCCAGTTCATCTCGGCCCTGTCGGTGGCTGGCGTTTACCGGGTGGAGCTGGCGCAGCCTGCCTGGCAGGAGCTTGGCGCGGAGGAATGGGCCGATTGCGCCGCGATCACCCTGACGGTTGCGGGGTCGGTCGATGGCTGATGATCTGCGCCTTTTGCCCGCCGGGATCGATGACGCGCGCAGCCGCGCGCTTCTGAAGCTGATCGGCCGTCTCGACGATCTCGACCTGACCACGCTGCTGGTCTACCGCATCGACGATCTGCCCGAGGAGGCCCTGCGCCTGCTGGCCTGGCAGTTCAACATCATGGGCGATGACGGCTGGGATCTGGCCTCAAGCCCCGAGGAGCGCCGCGCGCTGATCCGCCGCGCCCTGGACCTGCACCGCCATCGCGGCACGCCCTGGGCCATCCGTGAGGCGGTCAGGGCGCTTGGCTATGCCAATGCCGAGATTGTCGAGGGCCTGCCGATCGCGCTTTACGATGGCGACAAGACCTACTCGGCGGTCGAGACCTATGGCGGCGGCACCCGCTGGGCGCTGTTCCGGGTCCTGCTGGACCTTGGCGAGAACAAGGGCGTCGATGCCGCCCAGATCACCCGGCTGGTGGCGCTGATCGAGCGCTGGAAGAACGCCCGGTCGCACCTGGTGGATATCGGGTTCCGGGCGCATGTCGAGGACAGCCTTGAGCTGGACGAGGAGATCGACACGGCCGTGCGGCATACGGCCGAGGACGTGCTGCCCTGGGGGCGGCGCTATGACGGCGCGATACAGCATGATCATGGCATCCGACACCTGCATGGCGGCCTGCTGGCCTATTCGGGCGATGATGATCACTCGGGCTGGGGCGAGGCGGGCGAGCGCCACGACAATCAGCGCACCACCTTGCGGGTGGGCGTGGGCGTGTTTGCCGAGGACCGGGTTCAGGTCGCGCCCTCCTACAATGGCCACTACCTGCATTCGGCCATCAACTACGGGGAAGACCAGCCCCCGCTGGCCGATCTCGCCATGCCGATCCGCGTCACGCGGCATATCCGCCATGACGGGCGCTATCGCCATGCGGGCGATCTCTATGACGGGGAGGTCGCGCATGCGGGCACCCGTCCTTTCTACACGGGCGTGTTCCATTCAGGCCCCGTCACAACCCATTTAACTGCCTATTGAGGGTGCCATGAACGCAACCGACACCATCGCTCTGAAAGGGTCCCTGCTGATCAACATCCGCCGCCGGGGCGTGCTGATCGACAGCTGGCGCGACGACAACATGATCATGGTGGGTGCGCGCACCGCCCTAGCCCAGCTGATCGCAGGCGACGGGGCAGGCAAGACCATCAACCGCATCGGCGTCGGCACCAATGCCAGCGGCCCGACGCCCGACGACACCGCCCTGACCGCGCCCTTCATCAAGAACCTGCAGGGGCACAGCTATCCCGGCCCCGGCCGGGTGCAGTTCGACTGGCGGCTGGAGACCACCGAGGCGAACGGCAAGGTCATCCGCGAGTTCGGCCTGATTGCCGCCGACAACACGCTCTTCGCCCGCAAGACCCGCGCCCCGATCGAGAAGGCCGATGACATCAGTCTCGACGGGACCTGGACCATCATCTTCTAACCACAGGAGCCGCATTCATGGCGAACCTTCCAGAGACAACCACCTATCCCTCCGGGATCTACCAGATCGAGCTGACTGACCCGGTGGTCGGCGGCGCTGATGGCATCTCGAATGTGCAGGCCAAACAGCTGGCCAACCGCACCGCCTGGCTGAAAGAAAAGGCCGACGAGATGGTCGAAGCGCGCGGCGAGTTCCCCAACCTGGGCGACCGGCTTGCGGGCTATGACGCCTTTTCGCCCGAGCAGCAGGTCGCGATCCTGGCAGGCATGCAGGAGGCCCTTGGCCTTGGCGGCGTGCTGGCCCGCGAGATGCAGGTGATGCGCCAGCGGGTGCTCGCGCAGGGATCCGTGGTCATCAAGAACAAGCATGTCATCACCGGCATGGCGCTGACCAAATCCGAGATCCGGGCGCTGCACCTGTCGCAGTCCGGCACCGTGGGTGCGGGCGTGTCGCGCGCCAAGATCGACGGCATGATCGTGTCGCTGGCCGATGATGATTACCATGTCTCGGTGCCCTCGAATGAGAGCAGCGAGGCCCGCGAGTATTTCGCCTTCCTGATTGCCTCGGGCAATCTCTACGAGGTGCAGATCGCGCTGAGCGTGCCCGACAACGGCCTGCCGCTCTACCGGGTGACGATCCCGGCCAACAACACCGGCAACAGTCTGACGGCCGTCACGCTGACCGACCTGCGGGTCACGCAACCCGCGAATGGCTGGGTCAGCTCGTTCGACCCCTTTGTTTCGGTGGCCTTCCCCCAGGCGCTGCCCGCGTCCGACTACGGCGTCCAGCTTGAGGTGGAAAGCGCCACCGATCCGGCGGCCGTGGGGGCGCTGGTGGTCTACGACAAAGCCCGCAACGGCTTCAAAATTCGCCAGACGGGCAGCGCCGACAACGTGCGCATCCGCTGGACCCTTCTCAATCCCCGCTACCAGTAAGGAAGCACCGCATGAACATCATTGATATAAACGAGGGGCACAAGGTCACCGCCGCACTGGCCGAGTGCATCCTGACCCTGGGTGGCGTGCTGGATATCGACATCGAGGCCGAGCAGCGCGATGTCGAGCGCGTCATCACCGTCTTTGCCGATGCCGCCGGGCAGCTCGCCCTTGAGGGCGATGCCTATGCGGCTGTCGTGATCATTCCTCCCCGCCGCTATGTCGATGAGGAGGTCACCGAGACCGTCGATGGTGAAGAGGTCACCCAGACGCTCTCGGTCCCGCAGCCCTGCCAGGTCTCGGCCGTGACGCTGCAACTTTGGGCCGTGCCCGAAGCCACCGAACCCACTGAAACAGAGGAGTGACCTTCATGGGGATCACCATTTCCACGCCTGACGCCCTGCGCCAGTCTGTCGAGGCCGCATCGGGCGGCCTGAATACCGTGCTCTATGACGCGCAGGGCTATCCTTCGGTCATGTGCGTGGTGCCGCGCTTCAATATCGAGGATATCGATGCTGCCCTCGGCTCGGGCACGCATCCGGCCTTCATTGTGGGCGGCGTCCAGAAGTCCGAGATCTTCGTCGGCAAGTTCCAGGCGCGCATTCACGACAACCACGCCCTGTCGATGCCTGGGCAGGACCCTTCGGTCTCGATCAATTTCGATACGGCCGATGCGCGGTGCACCATCAAGGGGCCGGGCTGGCACATGATGACGAATGCCGAATGGTCGGCCGTCGCGCTGTGGTGCTGGAAAAACGGCTTCATGCCGCGCGGCAACACCAATTTCGGGCGCGATCATGCCCAGACCTATGAAACCGGGCGGCGGCAGGATGGTGGCGCACCGGGCAATACCGAAGGCACCGCCCGGACCCTGACCGGCTCCGGTCCCGCCAGCTGGTTCCACGACAACACCCCGGCGGGCATCGCAGACCTTTGCGGCAACGTCTGGGAATGGCAGCGCGGCATGCGGCTGGTGGATGGTGAGATCCAGATCATCCCCGACAACAATGCGGCGGTGACCGATGCTGACCATTCGGCCACCAGCGCTCTCTGGCGCGCGATCATGCCCAACGGCACCCTCGTGGCCCCCGGCACCGCCGGGACCCTGAAGTGGAACGCCACCGGGGCGGGCGGCACTGGCAACCCGCAGCTGGCGACCGCCGTCAACAGCATCACCGGCGAGAGTGGCATTTCGCAGCAATACAAGGACCTCACGGCTGCGGCGGGCGTCAATGTTCCGAACGTGCTGAAGCTGCTGGGCCTTTTCCCGCATGACACCACCGCCACCCTTGAGCGCGGGCGCTTCCATCTGCGCAATGACGGGGAGCGTCTGCCGCTCCGTGGGGGCGGCTGGCTCAACGGCGCGAACGCCGGGGTCTTCGCCCTCGACCTGAACGGCGCGCGTTCGTTCGCGAGCGCGCGCCTCGGCTTCCGGCCCGCTTTCGTTATCTGAAATCTGGCCGCCTGAATTCTGCTGGGGCGGGCGATAGTCCGCCCCTTACCTTGAACCGACGAAGGGGAACGCGGTGGAAGACCTCAAGATCCGCCGTAAATGCGAAGACATGATCGCTTACGGCTATGTGGTGTTGCGTCAATTTCCAAAGACTGAGCGCCATGTGCTCAGTCAGGAAATCCGCAACACCATGTGGTCGCTCCTTCGACTGATCATCATCTGCAACCGGCGGTATTTCAAAAAGACCACCATGCAAGACCTGGACGCGGAGCTGGACTTGCTGCGCAGCCAGATCAGGATGGCCCAGAAGCTCGGATACCTCTCCTTTAAAAGCTACGAAGTCTGGAGCCGTCATCTTGATGAGATCGGCCGCATGATCGGCGGCTGGTTCAAGAGTTTGCAGGATAGGGGTGCGGGTAATGTGGCTTGAGCGTCTGCCGATCCGTGGGGGCAACTGGAACAACGGCGCGAACGCCGGGGTCTTCGCCCTCAACCTGAACAACGCGCGTTCGAACGCGAACACGAACATCGGCTTCCGGCCCGCTCTCGGAGAAAGCCAGAAGTTGCGACCTCATGGGGTCGCTTCCAGTGCACCTTCGAAAGGACCTGCGCTCCTCGGCCATGTGCCGAAATATGTAAACAGACCGGAGTGGGACAGTATCCGCCAGCTGGCGGCGACCCCTCGCTCCGGTCGAACCCCGCCAAGGTGTCACTGATGGCAAAGACCTATAAGAACCTGTTCGAGAAGTTCACCACCTTCGAGGCGCTCCATGCCGCATGGCTGCGCGTCATCAAGGGCCGCCGCCACCAGCTGGACGTGATCCGCTTCGAAAACGATCTGGAAACGAACCTCATCGACATCCAGAACAGCCTGATCTGGAAGACCTACCAGACCGGCCCCTACCGCAACTTCAAGGTCTTCGAGCCGAAGGAGCGCGACATCGCCGCTCTGCCGCTGAAGGACCGCATCGTCCAGCATGCGATGATCGAGGCGCTCGATCCGATCTGGGCGGCCCGCTTCATCTTCGACACCTATGCCTGTCGCCCCGGAAAGGGCACTCATGCCGGGGCCGACCGCGCCCAGGCATTCCTTCGCGCCACGCTGCGCGAGCACGGCGAGATTTATGTCCTGAAGGCCGATATCGCCAAGTATTTCCCGTCGATATGCCATGACGTGCTCAAGCGCCTGATCCGCCGCCGGGTGGCCTGTGCCGACACGCTATGGCTGATCGACAACATCATCGACAGCACGGCCGAGGCAGGCGATCCGCTGCCGCGCGGCATCCCGATCGGCAATCTGACATCGCAGCTTTTCGCCAATGTCTACCTGCACGAGCTGGACGAGTTCGTGAAGTTCGAGATGCGTGAAAAGCGCTACCTGCGCTACATGGATGACTTTGCGGTGATCGGCCACGACAAGGCCCACCTGCACCGGGTCCGGCGCGAGATCGAGGACTTTCTTCATGCCCGTCTGGGCCTGCGCTGCAACCACAAGACCCAGATATTCCCGGTCGCGCCCACCAAGGGCCGGGCGCTCGATTTCCTTGGCTATCGTATCTGGCCGACCCACCGGAAGATCAGAAAGGACAGCGCGGGCCGCATGCGCCGCAAGATGAAGCGCATGGCGCGCCTCTATCATGAGGGCAAGATTGGCTGGCCGCAGATCAACCAGGTCATCATGAGCTGGATCGGCCATGCCGGGCACGCCAACACCTATCGGCTGCGCACCCGCGTTCTGGGCGACGTGCCGTTCATCCCGCCACCGCTTGAAGTCCAAAGGAAGGCCAAATGACCAAGCTGACGGCCGTTGAGCCGCTGTCCCCTCTCGCGCCCTATCTGGGTGGAAAGCGCAACCTTGCGCGCACGATCATTCACCGGATCGATGCCATTCCGCACGACTGCTATGCCGAGGTGTTCGTGGGCATGGCAGGGGTGTTTCTGCGCCGCCATCAGGCCCCGAAGTCCGAGGTCATCAACGATTACAGCCGGGATGTCGCCACCTTCTTTCGGGTGCTCCAGCGGCACTATGTGGCCTTCATGGACATGATGCGGTTCCAGCTGACCACCCGTGTCGAGTTCGAGCGCCTGGTCGCCACGGACCCCGAAACCCTCACTGATCTGGAGCGCGCAGCGCGGTTCCTGTACCTGCAGAATACCGCTTTCGGAGGCAAGGTTTCGGGCCGGAATTTTGGGGTCGCGCCTGACCGCCCGGCGCGCTTTGACGTCACCAAGCTGGGCACCATGCTGGAGGAGGTTCACAGTCGTCTGGCGCGCGTGGTGATCGAGTGCCTGCCCTATGAGCGCTTCATCACCCGGTACGATCGGCCGGGCACGCTGTTCTATCTGGACCCGCCCTACTGGGGTAACGAGAACGACTATGGCAAGGGCATGTTCGGGCGCGTCGACTTCATGAAGCTGGTCATTCTGCTCCATCAGATCGAGGGCCGTTTCCTGTTCTCGATCAACGACCGGCCCGAGGTCAGGGACCTGTTTGCGGGGTTCAATATCGAGCCAGTGGAGACCACCTACACCGTCGCCAAGGGCGGCGCAAAGCGGGTCGGAGAGCTCATTATCAGCAACGTTTAAGAGCGTTTAAATGGCGCTCAAAACCCGGCTCAGGCATTGTGCAAACCCAATGTCTGAATTTGTCAAACCAAGTGTCGCGCTATAGGCGATCAGCTGCAATTCAGGGCTGGCGCCGCCGCCCCCTGACATCGCCAAAAGCTCGACCCCATTGCCGATCGCTCCCAGCGGGCTGATAAGATCATGGCAGAGCCGCGAGCCA